TATCTGTTAATATCTTTAAGAGCAGCCTGCGGTTCGATACATTCCCACGGTGTACCGGCATACTGTCTAACCCTTATGAACAAATGGTTCATAGTTCCACTTTTATTACGCACTATCTCACAGTTCCTAGGTTCATACTGTTTGTCCCAAAGTATCTTAAAGATACATGCGTAGTCCACACAATTTATTTCGCCATCGTAATTTATGTCACGTGCATACTTCTCAGTCTTATCTAATATATCCAGTATGTGTTTACGATACTTACCTGCTGCATAAGGTTCACCAGGTAATGTATACTTATAGTAGTCATAGTCCTCAAGGCTTTGACCAAACAGACTTGACCCCTGCACACACTGATACATACTAAAAAGAATTATAGCTACAATAAGTAATGTTATTATAGGACCTGCTATAATTTCTAACACTGCTCTTAACCAGTACTTAGCACTACACATAATGTATGCTGCACCGGTTAAAGGTTCTTCTTGTGGTGGATCCCTGTCTGCAAGCTGTCTTGCTATTGTGTTATTGACTCTTATCTTATCTATATCAGGCATGTTGTTTAAACAATTAACCTGCTGTGCATAAGTTGTACAAGTAGTACAGTCAGTCTCCTGGCAAGATCCATACTTCTTTCTTAAATGACAGTCAGCAATTGAAGTGGCTAAAGCTTCTACTGCTTTATCATACTCTGTTTCAACTGATAGTCTACCCATATAATTCTCCCATAAAAAATGGGCTGCATGATTAACTCACACAGCCCATTTAATGCAGTACTACATTATATCACACTACATCTTAACGATGGTGTAAGTAGACTTACGGAGATCGGTCTTGTCTTCTTTGCATTCAACAATGATACCTTTCTCAGCCCACTTCTTACAGTAGTGGTCGATGTTTGTCTTACCCTTAAGTGTCTTTGCAAACACCTGATCAAGAGTAATGCTGTCACCAACCTTTGCATCAGGGAAAAGTGTGGCAAACAATCCAGAGTTACCTGAAGCTGCTGTAGCTTTTGGTTCAGCCAGACCTTCAAGGAATTTCTTGTGTTCGTCTGACAACTTGTCCCAGCCACCATTCTTCTTAAGGTCAGCTATCATCTTCTTAGCTCCTTCAATGTTAGCTTTTGCCTGGGCCTGTTTCTTTTCCTTCCAGCGCTTTGCAGCCTCTGCCTTAGCCTGTTTCTTTTCTTCTGCTTTTGCAGCCATCTCTGGTGTTACTTTAGCTTCTGCCATAGTAGTGTTCCTCCATGGTTCGTCGCATACCGCAGTCTGTACTCAACGAGTATCTTTATGACTGCATCTCACTTTGAACCATAAACTATATAATATTATAACCAAACAGATTATAACATATAAGTTTCAATTGAAATTATTTATAATCAATACCAATCATATTTGTGGTACTGCCATCTGATAATATATATATAGAAGGAAGATTAATTGTTTTGAATCGACTGTTCCTCCATAAACTTCTGCATGTCTCGTAGTCAATGGACACTAGCTTATACTTTTCTTCAGAACATTCTATCCTGAACCCTGTATCTTTAACGGATATACTGCATCTTCTTACTATTCTTTCCGGCCAGTCTAAAGGAAGATTAAGACCTGCTGCTGCATTATAAAGTACAATCTTTTCACTATCTTCTGGCACGTAAATCTTATCTGTATATCCAACTGATGTATAAAAACCATTAGAAAAGATACAAAGAAGAATAGCATACACATCCTTGGTCAAAGCAACAATCTTATTGACGTACTGATCTGCGTCTGCATTATTAATAGCAACAAGATCCGACACGATTCTACCTCCTGATTTATGAATGTTATATTTTTATTTTTGTTTACATTTTTCTATTTACATTTTATAAATTTTTTTGAAAACCTGAACTTGAATTATAAAATAAAATTATTTTTATTACATTCATAATTCTCCTTACAGTATCTTCAAACTTTCTTACGGTGTACTGGTTCCACTAACCTGTCAAAACCTGCTTCTGCCTCCTCGTCGTCGATAAACATCTTGCTAGAGCAATGGTCAAGGAGCATCATAATAAGTTTAAGTATCTGCATGTCACGTTTGGTGTGAGTACGTATTTCTTTTGCTGCACCAGGTGTACATGGATTACCGTTCCTGTCCTTATTATTAACTGCGTTCTTGTACCATTGCTCAAGCTCCGTCATACGAACAAGGATTCTTTGTATCATGAACTCCCTATCCATCTTCTTTCTCCTTACTGTTTAAGATTGTTGCTTCAAGAGTAAGTATTATATTTAACTTGCTGCAGTTAAATACTTTAAGATCTACAGTACTATCAAGAAGATCAGGGTTCCATAGACACTCAGGATCATAGTCAACATCAGGATAGAACTCAGCAACGAATGCATTAACATAATCCAGGTATGTATGCTTAACAGGTGGTACACAATGATCATGGATCAAGAAGAATTCCTGCATTGCATCAAGGATCCTGGATAATCTGAACCGCTTAAGATCCTCGTAGGTTATACCTGTAGGATTGTATACCCTGTTATCTTCAAAGGTACTGACCATCGGAATGATTATTATACCATCACAACAAGCTACAAGAGTCAAGCAGTTCTTTAATGTATGCTTACAAAAGTATTCAAACATCCAGGCTTTCTGTCCCGGTCTCCATGCTACCTTGATAACTTTACTGTAGATAGATATAGTAGGATCATTCTTTAATTCAAGGAATGTATCAACACCTCTTCCATCAACAAACATATCCGGTATACCATTACCAGTACCATGAGATTCAAGTCTGGTGACACGGATATGTTCCTTTCTTAATCTTGCTGTCAAAGCTTTGCTGAAGTCTGCTTCTGTTTTATACATCTTTGCACCTTACCTCTGATACAATATCACCACCGATCCAGTTACGTGATACAACATTACCTGTTGTAAAAGCCATGTACTCACGTACAAACTTGCTACAAGTATTACCCATAGCAAAGAATAAACTTGGTGTTACATCTTTTACTTCTGTTAATGTTGCCGGCTGATACGATACAGACAGACTGAAGCTTGAAATGTACCCGCTTCTATCTGTCTGGTGGAAATACTCTGGATGGTTCTGGTAGAACTCATTTGCTCTATCAAGCCAGCCAGACTCCTTAAGAAGAACATGCAAGTCTTTCATTAATTCATTACTGTTCATCATGTTTGAGCTCCTTGAAAACTAAATCAAGATGATCTGCTACATTGTTAACTGCTGTAACAAGATAATCTTCCCAAATACGAATACCATTTTCCATAGTATAATGAACACCTTCCTTTGCATAATGAGACTTGACCAGAGCGTCATGAATAGCACCAACAAGTACAGGGTACAAAGGTTTATCATCCTCCTCATGATAGCATGGCTTCTCATCAAGAGTGCACGGCCACTCAGGATAGTAAGTAAAGTTACTTTCCAGTAATTCTCTACCTGTAAATGTTGTTGTACCACCAAGCTGAAGTAAAGGTTTATCATCATCTCTGCAGTCATCCCAGTCAAGGTATCTTCTTGTTACAAGTACATCTACATTATTTAATGTATCATGTACACACATGCCAGCCTGTACCGGACAATTATCCGGTGTCCATGGTTTCTTAGTCATGTTTAACCTCCGCAATTATAACACATGCTATATCCTGTGTTTCTTTCTGTAGCTCTTTTACTTTACGACGTAACCTGTTACGGTAAGTAAAACCAAACTGTATTACACCCATACAAGTATCTGTTTCTTTGTCTAACAGATACATAGAACAGATATACTTATCTTTAGGATACTCTTTTCTGGTATCTGTTATAGTAAATAGATAATCTTTATCTGTACAGGCTATACCTGCTACGTAACTAAAATTATTCCAGTCCAATTCATTAATCTTATCAAGATTAACGCGATTGAATTCAGAAATTTCTGTTTCAATTGAAGTTTGTTTCACCCTGCTACCTTGATCCATTCACCATGATCATTCTTTTTATATTGCTGGCCGAGACCAGTACCGAGACCTATGCAGATTGTATTAAAACAGTCTTCACAGAAGTTTCCCCAAGGACCATAGACTGTCTTAGCGTCATACATAAATGTTTTGAATGGCTGCTTACACTTGTCACAAACCTTTGGTGGATTGACATATTTAATTACTTTAGTTGATCCACTCATGTGTTTCTCCTACCTCACTATCTTTGACACCCATCCAGTAACACTGGGATTCATTCCAAGCAGGATCATGTGTCTGCAACCATGCTTCAGGATCTTCAGGTTCATAATCAAAGTGAAAGAATCTAAGTGACCCTGATTCATAATCCATTACAACAATAGTATACGCATCCATCTTAAACCTCCTGTGTCTTGAGATAATCGTGACATCTTTTACAGAGCCACCCAGATTTTTCGTGAATCATTTCTGACTCTTCGAACAAGTCCTTACACCACCAGCAGTAATGTCTAGGATAAAAGTATTTCATTGTGACCTCCTGTTCTTTTCATCCTGAGCCGCTTTAATCATATCAATCCAGAAAGGAATTAGTTCCGAGTCTGGTTGACCATCCTTTTTCCATTGCTCAACGACAGCCTGAGCAAGCTCACCCCAACCTACCCTTATACTAAGTTCTTTCTTAGTCCAGGGTGGGTCATCTTTTTTGGTTACATCTTTCATAACTTCCTCCAGTCAAAGTCTTTAAACCATACCTTTACGGTATCTGTTCCAGCATAGTTATCTTCTTTATCATAGAAGTTTGCACCGGTTATCTGAAAGTAATATGTACCATCAGCTTCCTGGTATAACTGAACACCATTCTTACAGTCTTCACACTGACAGATCTCATCAAGGTCTTCGTAAAGATCTTCTGTAACCTGGTATCTTACACCGAGCTTAGGTACATGAGCGTCTTGTCTTACGTAACCGAAGTCACTGACAATTTTCATAGCAATTACTTTAGCAGAATTAAGTTTGCAGCGGTCTTTGATCTCATTAATAATGTCATCCCAGCCAGCTTCACTGTCTAGCCAGTTAATAATAAGTTTATCTTCCATATTACATGTCTCCTCTTATTGCATGAGCATCACTCCATATACTATTTAGCATGTTTTTAGCATTGGTGTAATCCTCATCAGATAGTTTATCAGTCAGGAAATCTTGAAGTTCATAAACATAAGACATAATATCAATACAGAGTTCTTCTTCATCCATACTATTCCTCCTGTTTCTGAAGTTTTATAAGTTTTTCCTCACCCCAGGCATCGATATACTTGTCACATTCTTCGATGAACAATGAACATACCTCTGAACCTTCATCGAGATCAGAACCCGAATCATATACCCATGCTTCAGGTAAGAAGTGCCACCAAAGAATACCATCAGTAGAGTACTTAGGATCCTGGTGATCACAAAGCACTACACATATATCAAAGGTAGTTGTCTCACCAGATGATTTCCTAGGACGTACATTACTTAACGATGCTATATTAAACTTGACACCACGATGATAGAAGAAGCAGTTACTGTGATCATCGTCATAGAGATACACGTCTTCTTGAGGTTCACCCCATTCATCTCCACCATATATACTGCAGCAGAGTTCCATAAACACATCATGATCAGATACTTTAGGATCATGAACCATCTTTTGAACGTGATTAAACCGTAGGATAAAGTCTTCCCACATTCTTTGTTTAGTTAAGGCCATATCATTCCTCCTCTTTTAATGTGCCTACAAACTTTTTACCACCGAGCATTACCTCAACAGTACCATCTTCTTTACTCACAGGTACATGAGCTGATGCAAGTTCTGCCATCAACATGTTTATAGTACCAACTAACTTAGAGTTCTCACCTTCGAGCTGATCCTTTAAGCATTCAAGTCTGTGTGCAACTGCATCTGTAATTGCTGCGAGTAATTTATTACATGCATCCTCATTAATAAGAAGAACATGATAATTATTTGCAGTATCAATATTAAGTAAGTCACATTCAGCATGCTCTATATAAGTTTCAGGAGATGTATTATTATAATTATCCCATTTATACTTATACTCTTCCTCTATATCAGGGTCCTCAAGAACAGGATTCTTAAAAGGTGTAGATCTTAACAGCTGCACAGATAAACCAGACTTATAACAAGATGAATCTAGCTTGATACCGTAGTAACGTTGTGCATCATGTGTAACGTATATCCTTACCCAGAAAGAAACTGATTCACGTAGACATGAAGTAAGATACTTGAACAACTGGTCATACTCACGGAGTACCGGTAAGATCATCTTCTTCCAGTTCTCGATACATACTTCCTGTATCCGTACCCGCAGTTCATCCTGCTTAGCCAGGTTTTCTTTAACCTCTTCAGCCTGAAGGGTTACCTCTTTAATTAAATCTTTAATCATATGAATCCTCCTATTCATACATCATAAGAATTAAATGTCGTTCATGTTCTTCTCTCATTGCCCGATGGGATAAGAGAGGATACATCCATCTACAATTATGATCACGGAGATAGTACCAGGCGAACTTGTTGAAGGACAGATCACCAAAGTCTATACCTTTATCAGCAGCAAGATCCCAACAAGATGCTATCTCACGTGACACTTTAACCCAAGGTAGTTTATCAAGTAACTTATTAAACTTAATAAACTTTGATTTGATTCTTCTACTGATCATACTTATGTACATCATCTATAAAGTCACAGCAAAGATCATGTATAAGATCGTAATGATCCCCATATACCTGTGCATTACCTGTGATTACATTAACATAATCTTCAAGTAACTGAACTTCTACCATATACAAGTTAGTTCTTGTACTGATACCAACATCACTTCTCATTTGTCTATTGAACATAGACAATAACATTGCTCTAAGTTTTTCAGTCATCACCTTCTCCTTCAAGGGCAGACTTAAAATCATCCCATGCATCAGTATCTTCTGCGTCATCACGGGATCCCATCACCTTCTCCATCAGATCGATGTTCTCTTCTTTGAAGCATTCTTCTTGTAGTACTGCTACAGGTGCATGACCATCTATATAATGGAGGACATATTCTTTGCCATCTATTATGATACCAGTCTCTGTACCTACGATGCTATCCTTGTACTTGAGCAGACCTTTAAAGGAAGCTATCTGTGGAACCTGTTTATGTAGTGCATCAACAAGTATCTCAAGAGCATTTTCAGGTGTACCATGATTCTTATGTTCATAGGGATCTTCACCTGACATGTATTCATTGAGAATGTTGATGGCATTTCCTTTAACTCTTACGGCTTCTTCATAAGAATCAAAGGTAAGTGTAACTGTAATCATGATAACCTCCTAGTTATCGAGCAAGTCAATAGGATCATTGCAGTAGTGTGACTCTTCTATACACATGTCATTGTGTGAGAAGTGCCATGGTATACTGAATGACATAGGTAAGAGTACGGGGCTCACTTTAATGTAATGACATACCTTCAAGAACAGGTGTTCATCACACACACTCCAGAACGAACAGTCTTCATTCTTCTTCTCTAGTTCGTCATTCCATACGACCCAGAAACATTCACCCCAGAGACCACCATCAAAAGGTAGTGGCACATGAAACTTTGTAGATTTATCATCTACCTCTTCAATGAAGCTAAGAACCCTATCCCAATCATCCTTCGTAAGCATAATGATATGATTATCAGATGCTGTGATGATAGGATAATAAACCTTGAGCTTATGTACTACACTACCGACACTGTCAGGTACAAACACTCTCATAATACGATCCTCCATGGTAAGAGCTGCGGGAATTCTTTTTGAAGAACCTGAATACATTTATATGCATTATCAACCTCTCGTCGGTCCGTGATGTGACAATGTTCCTGGTCACCACCTACAGTGATACAAGCGAGAGTACTACCAATCTCTATCTGTGCGTAGAGATCTCCAGAACGAAATAGCCTAGCCATATTAACCTATTCTAACCTATGTTACTTTTAAACACTCTACTAAACCTTACGGAATAGCAGGGTGTTACTTCTTCACGTGAGTACGCGAACACGTTGAAGAATTCTGTGCGTCTTCGATTATATACCTTGAAGCAGTATACAAACGAACCATTGTAAATAACATGCCCTGTATATTCAAGACCCGGTACAGAGTGGTCAAGTACAATACGAGCTATGTTCTTGTTTCTTAAGGCTTCTTCGACCTTGATCATGCGATTTTGTAGAGTCATTTTAGGCCTCCTTCCACATTACTTTGTGAATATAATAATGTTCACCGTTATTCATTAGTTCTGCATGTATTACTGATAGACCACTCAGACCAAAGTAATTTAGCATCAGGTCATCTCTGAGCAGCAGGACTAAAGCCTCTTGATAATACATGAAGTCATCTTCGTCTACATCCTGTGGATCTGTAGCAGTGAAGAGGGCTTCACATACGTCGTGTGAGAACATATCTACATCGTAGAACTCTGCAGTATGTTCATAGAATACTTTATGCATTACAAGATACATATCAAGTGTTCTAAGATCTTCTACAATCATAACTAGCTCCTTGCTATACAATACTTGAGTTTATAAGCACAGTTCGCTTTGATAACATTCTTGCGGCATTGTTCTAAACCATCATACTTATGCTCTTGAATGTACTTCTTTCTAGCTTGTCTACGAGCATACTCTTCTTGCATCTCTGTAAGAGACACATATATTCTTGACATGATACTTCCTCCTCTTTGAAAGTATTTATATCAGGACCCTGTTTCCAAGGTCCTGGATAAATACTCTCTCTTCTACCACTCTATTAGAGCTTAACACCAAGTGCGCTGAGTAATGTGAGAGTGTTCTGATCGATGTCTGCGAGAACCTGAGCTTTAACTGTGTCACGATACTTGATGATCGGCGCAGCTTGCTTCTCGTCCAAAGTTGTGATTACGGCGTCAAGATTCTTGATGAGAGCAAGACGTTCATTGAGCAGTGCTGTCTTGGTATTGCCGCCTGCACTTGAGTGCGCGTCGACATACTTCTTTGCAGCTTCACGTTCTTCTGTAGTCTGGTAGCGATAACCAAGCTTTATAGTCTGACCATCATCAGTCAGTACCGAAGGCTGTGGCTTCTTACCACCATTACTGCAGCGAGGCATATTCTGAAGTACTTTTGCCATAGTATCTTCAGCCTCTGACTCTACCACTTTACCACCCACTACCAGTCTAGTGATCTGCTGGTTGTTATTGATAGTAAAGGTGTACTCCTTACCGTCGAACTTGAGAGAAATGAATTTAGTTATTGCCATAGTGTTGGCCTCCTTATGTTTTTACCGGCAAGCCTTTGCGCGATACTCGTGAGTACTTGCTCGGGTATTTCGTTCGTACAGGGCCGGAAAGAACGGGTCAAGAACCTGGCAGGGGATCTCGAGCTATTCAAAAAGGGGCCTGGTACAAAGAGTTCATGTCGAGCTCTTAGGTGTAGCTCTGCAGGGTGAGTAGCTAGACATTATTCTTTCTTCCTTTTTAATTGATGATATTATACACAAGTCAAGACTCTAGCCCAGTACCCTAACATGTACAGAAACAATTTTTACCCGTGGCCCTGGAAAATACCTCAGGTCCAAAAAGCAGTGAACAACACACAACGGGCCGAGACACTGTGCCTTCAAGAACGTGGCTCACTAACAAGAATCTGACACCTCGAACAACAGTTCTCGCACGAATCATTCTACGTGATACGTAAATCGGGGGAAGTTTCAAGGGGGATTATGAATGTAATGAAAATTTGATTTTTGTTTAATTTAAGTTCGGTTTTTGGAAATTTTTTCTAAAACCTGAATTAGTTTTTAACATAACTAAAATTATTTAATACATTCACAAGGAACCAACTACCAAGTATCGGCACTGGTCTTGTTGGTGTTCATCACTGCTAAACTACCAGGTATTATTGATAGGTGGCCTGTGAGTCAGCAATCAGAAGTCATCTCCCTTTTCAAAAAAGTCAAGTTCCTTCTATTTATATACAAAAATCATTTTTCAAAGTCCCTGAATTCAGTATATTTACAAAAGGAGAAACTTATTTTATAATGTACTTGAGTTGGAGGAACTATGATAAATATTATGTGTGAAGGAGTCAAGACTACTTTGAAGCTGTCAGAGATGATCGGCTTTCAGGGTAACTTGAAAAAGAGAACGGATAAGGAGATCGATGAGCTGGGAGAGTCTCTTAAGACTGAAGGCTTGTTGATGCCGTTTGCAATATGGCCGTCAAAAGATGGGTATAAGTTACTTGATGGTCATGGTCGTATTGCAGCATTACAAAAGTTAGCATTACAGGATCCTGAGATCTTAACTCAGAAGTTTCCTGCAGTGTTCATAGAAAAAGATACCGAGGAAGAGGCTCGTAAGGCATTACTTCAGATTACTTCTTCTTATGGTAAGATTACAAAGAAGGGAGCACTTGAGTTTACTAAGTCAATACCTAATTACACAGCACCTGCGATCAGTAAGTTTGTGAGGTATGATAATAAGACATCAGCTCCTAAGTCAGTAAATAAAACTACAAGTATCATAAGACTGGTAGTACCTACTGATAAGCTTAATGAAATAAAAGAAGTATTATCTACTATAAACGGTATCAAAGTACTTTAGAGGTAAGTATGGAAGGACAAGAGCTTGAAGCTTTAGAAACACAGGAAAAAGAAGATATAGCAGAGTCACAAGCACTGGCAGCATCTGTTAAGAAGATGTTTTTCAGTGATGTTGAGCCTGTGTACGAGAAGCCTGTAAAGCAGATAGCATTACCAGAAAATACAACTGTATTTGATCTAGCCAGTGAGCAGGGACTTACAGTACTTGAATTCGTACAGCAGGATCCAGAGTTTGCCGTTAGATTAGCTGAGAAAGAGCTTGCAGGTTGGATGAATATACTTAGCCTAGCAGCATCTCAAGGATACCTATCTATAGTAAACCCTGAGACAGGGGAAGAAGAGCAGTACTCTGTATCTAAGAACCAGGCTAAGTTGATTGAAGTAAGAGTCAACCAGGCACAGAAGCAACTTGATTATGTGAATGAGCTTTCGTTCACAGCATATAGAGATGGTGAGCAGAAGAAGGATTTGTTATTCCGTAGTATGTATCACCAAGCCATTCGAGGCAATTCCCGTCTTGCCATTTACCTTGTAGACAGAGTAGATGGTCGTCCTACAGAATCTAAACAAAATGCACTTGATTATGATAACGCATACAATATCTATATGATTGTATGTACGTTGTTCGATAAGCAGCTTGAAGTATTGAACTCAGGTAATGGTACTAAGTTAATTTGTTGTTCACGTCGTGCGGGAAAAACACATCTTCTTGTAGCAATCCTTTTAATAGAAGCATTGCGCAGGCCTAATACAACTTGTATCTATATCGGTGAGACTATGGAGCTTTCTGAAGGACTCATTGATAAAGCAGCTAATGATATTATAGAAGCCTGTCACCTTAAAGACAGCAAAGGTAAACGTTTTAATTGGAAGAGAATTGATAATGGATCTAGAATCCTAGTACGTGGTTTGTCTAATACAAAAGACCCTGACCAGATTCGTGGTAACTCAGCAAAGGTAATTGTAATAGATGAGTTCTTCCATTTGAAAGGTGAACTTCTTCAGTATCTGTATGATCAAGTTCTTCAGCCTATGCAGATGGACTATGCAGATGATTACAAGTTCATTTGTGCAGGAACACCCCCTTCTATTAAACATACCTTTGGTGAGTATGCATGGCGCAATTGGGATGTTACTAAGTTCTCTTGGACTTGGAGAGATAACCCACACCCTGTTGATCTTAAAGCTCGTGAAGAGTATGTTGACAATATCCTTAGAGAGAAAGGATTAACTTGGGAGACAGCGTTTGCAAGACGAGAGTATAATGGTGAGTGGGCATATGATGATGATCTTGTACTTTATCCTGAGTATCATTGTTATGATCCTCGTGAGATCATGCCTAAGATGCATGTTGATATGGTACTTTTTGGTATTGACTATGGTGTAGGTGATAATGATACATTGATCGGTATTGCATGGGATGCAGCTGAAGGTCGTGGCTATGTATTCTGGGAGGACAAGTTTAATCGTCTTGATATTAAGGATAGAACAATTTCCCAGCTTCAGTATTTAAGAGGACAGGTAAAAGCAGCATGGCGAACAGCTCTTGACTTCTTTAAGGAGCTCTCACCGTTCGAGGCTAATAAGAGAATACTGTGGGATGCAGATGACAATGATCAGCACCTTACTGATGATATGAACATAAATGTACGGTTTACAGAAGAAGGTTATGAAGAGTTACGTCTTAATATTCAGAACGCACATAAGACTGACCGCGTAATCATGACAGATAAAATTAAAGACCTTCTCCGTACTGCAGGTTTGTTACTTATTAAAAATGGTAAAACAGCAGAGGAATGTGACAAGACTGTACTTAGACGTGGTCCTAATGGGGAGGTTCTCCCTGAAGTTGATAATAAAGTATATCACCCAGATCTGTTACCAGCAATGCGTTATGCATTGTGGAATGTACTTGGTGAAATGTAGGAGTATATTATGGATGAGACAATGGAACGTTATGTTGAGATACTTGGTAAGATTAAACGTGGTGAGAACCTCGAACCTGAGGAAACAGAGTTCCTTGAAGGGTTAACAAATAACTTTAAGAAGCAAGCTGTTGATGCAGCTGAATATGAAGAAGATACTAACAGAGACCCTGAAGAACCTGCAGAGGTTATTGATGTAGAAGTACCAGGAAAGGAGACTCCTAAAGCAGATAGTAGTCCTGCATATACTGATGAAGAGATGCAGAAGGCAAAAAAGTTCTATGACTATATGCAGTCAAAAGGGTTGTCTTACAGTGATGTAATGGATAAAGATGAGCTTACTGATTTCTCTGACGGTGAACGTGCTGCGTTGTATGAACTTGCATCTGGTGAAACTAAAGATAAGAGTGATAAAGAATATACTCCTGAACAGCAGACCGGTATTGAAGAAGCTAATAAAGCTGATGATGAACTTAAAGCTAAGCGTGAAGCTTTTGGTGAAAAGGTTCGTGAAGCAGGTAATACCTTAAAGAGATATAATAGCAGTAAAGACCATGATGGTGTTACAAAGGAAGAAGCTGAATCAGCAAAGAAGTTCTTAAGTGATCTACGTAAAGACTTCAAAGCAAAGAAACCTGAAAGTATGTCTTATAAAGATAGTGTTGATGATACAATTAAAAATAAAAAGATTGTTGAAGCTAATTCTTTACGCAACCAGCTGGGTGCACATGACGAAAACAATGAACTTATAGAAGATGAACACAAAGCTGTAGAAGCCGGTGAGATGGACCCCGCAGATGTTTCTATTTACCAAAAGATCTTTGACAAGCTTAAAGCTCAGAAGAAAGGTGATGCAACATTTAACGACGCATGGCGTAATATTGTAGAGAATGACAATGAGCTTGTAAATCAGATGATGAACAACATCGGTGATGATATGCTTTACAGTAGAGTTGTAGGAGCCTTTAAGAATACATATGACAGAATGGATAAGAACGAAATAACACCTGAAAATGCTGCAGCTAAATTATATAAGTCTCTTATGGCAGCACAGAAGCGTAGAATAACAGGTGCTATGAATCAGGCTAACTTAATCAATGACCTTGCAACTAATGCTAAAGCCAAAACTGTAGACAAGGATGTTGGTGAGGATGGAAAAGTTTCCACTAAGGTTACTGGTATTGAACAGCCTGGAGCTAAAGGAATTCTCAAGGCTGAGACTCCGGTAGAATTAGCCGAAGCAATGGCAGAGCAGGATGCATTTAATAAAGATGTAAGAAAGATGAATTATGGTTACAGCAACTTAGGCAATCTTCCTTCTGACACAGAATCACAGAAGGCTTACAAAGATGCTGTACTTGATAGAGCAGCTCGCTGGGTTACTAATGCCAATGAAGCACGTAATAATAAATACGACGTAGAAGACTTCTTGGAGATGTATGACAAGCATCCTAACATTGAATGGATTATTAACGGTACTACAAATGCATACAGAGGTGGTCAGAGACTTAACCTCATATTAAAAGATCCTGATAATGAATCATTACCAGAGAAAGCTATCACACTTACAGGTAATGATGTACAGACATTCCTTAATTCTATCCAGGAAGCAGATAGAGACATTCCGGTATCTGTAAGAATTGTAAACCGTGATATTAGAGCTAGAGACCAGGGTGAAGACGATAACACCAAAAAGTATGCAAACAGATACAAGAACATGTTGAAGTATGCTAATCCTAGCTTTGTATTTGGTGACCCTACAGTTCAGGAATTCAATGTACTGCCTTATGGACTTGATACTACAGGTTTGACAGCTGACCAGATTAACTTTCTCAAGACACCTATTGATAGAGATACATTTGGTAAAGACAGTACATTCAGAGTTGATAACCCTGATTACTATGGCCCGTTGTCAGATGTTATTAAGAACAGTAGTGACAGAGGTCTTAAGGCATACTACGATGATAAAGACATCAACTACAAGCGTGTAAACGAAATGAAGCCGGTATACAAAGACTGGGGTGCAACAGATAAGCAGTATAAAGAAAGTGGTACTTTAGGTAATAAAGATACTGATATTGCTAAGCCTATATCATATGGTACAACCTTGTCAAGTTCTACAGCTAAACGTGAAGCTGCACAGGCACAAGAAGATCTGTTCACACCAATCTCTGCAAAATCTATGGCAGATAATAATCTGTATGACCTTATGCCGAATACTACTGTTACAGGAGATAATGTAAAAGAAATACCTCTTGGTGATGACTCAACCGGTAAAATGTCATGGGGTCTTGAAGATACAACTACTGGTTTACCTGTACTTATTAAGGTTGATGAAGATCCTGACACAGGTATCAGTACATACAAGGATGTACGTACAGGTTTGACTTATCCGGTTAATACTGACGCTGGTGATATTCCTTCTCAGCTAAAAGCTATCAGACAGAAATTGTTAGATAGTCAGAGTGAAGATCTTTATCCTTATGACACTATGCATAGATTGCCAGACACAACTCAGAAACTTGCAAGGATGCGTTTCCAGAATGCAGTTAACCTTTTGAATGCTCTTGAAGATCCTGAAGACCTTGAGAAAGAAGGCAGACCTTTTGTTGAACGACAGTTCCTTAATACACCTTCAGCATTAAGGATTCTTACTAACCGTATCAGTGACCTTTTCAAGGTTAACCCTGATAATACAGACTTGCGCAAGATCATTGAAGAAGGTAACCTGACTAAGTTAACACGTGAAGGTAACTTGAGAGATATATTCGGACCTATTAACAGTATATCAAGAGATGACGATAAGCATTATAATGCTAAGCAGAAACTTAGAAACCTCATCAAAGCATACTTACTTCTTGATAATTATGATGCTACAAGACAGAGTATTCCATGGGAAGACATGCGTAATATGCTTGATGGAGAAATAAATAACCTCGGCAAATTAAATGGTTCTAATGTACCAGAAGGTATGGATGTTAAAGATCTTCTTGATACATTTAAGAATGCACGTACTATTGTTACCAAGGGTTCTGAAATCTATGGCGGTGCAATGGATAGAAAGTCACTCAACAAGAGACTTAAAGAAATCAATGCACCTCTTGAACTTAAGAAGAAAGAACTTGCCGGTAAGAAAAAAGAAGAGCTTACAGATGAAGAAAAGGAGATACTTGATAAACCACTTCTTTCACTGCGTGATTATAAGAAGCAGCTTGAACAGAATAAGTTAGACTTTAACCAGGACTTCTATAATGCAATGGCCTCTGAAGTAGGTAAACGTTATGACGCTGAGCTTGGTGATGCACTAAGCAAGATGCCATTCATAGATAGGGTAATCCTTGAAGGTGAAAAAGCAGACAGAGCAAAAGCTATGACCAAAAAGAATGGAGCTACAATGTCAGCTGCACTTAAGTTTATCTTTGAGCCACTTGCTAATGCAGGTGTTGAGAAAGCAAAGACCATTGTAGATATGCTTAACTCAGCTGCACCATCTAGTGCACAGCTTGCAAACACAGGTTATAATGCACTTGTTAACTTGATAGGTATGACTCCTGACCAGGCAAACATCTATCTTAACAATAAGAATAACCCAGATAAGAAGCCTAATGATAAGATCCTTAGAGGTAAAGCTAAGAACTATTATTCACCTTATAGTGATGCTTCTAGACTTCTTGATGCTGCTCAGAATATGCTGGTAGAAGCAGAGCATACAGACGATGTAAAGAAACTGGTAAAACAAGCTGAAAAGTCTACAATTAACAGAGCTGCGAAGGGTGATAAAGACGCTTTGAATGCTCTTAAACAGTCTAAAGAAAACAAGAATCTGGCTAACCAGATTTATGATGGACTTAGTGGTTTACTCAATAGATAGGAGCTGAGAATGAAAACTAAAGATAAGGTACCAAAAGAGCCTAGCTTATTGAGACAGATAATTGCTATACATTATGAGCAGGCTAGACGAGCAAAAGCATTAAGGATTCTTAAGAAACAGACTTGGAGTATAGACTTTCTTTCTACGCTCCTACTCAAGTCAGCTAAAATGTTAGGTTCACCATTAGAGCTTACAGTTATATCTCCAGAAGGTATAGCTTGTAAGATTACGGCTAAGGATATGCAAGATGATGGTAAACTAGATGATACAGATATTTTCAACCATCTTGATGACCAGGCAGCTGTAAATAGTTTTATAAGTAGGCATAGTACTAGATAGAGGTAGTTATGGTAGAATATGTAAAGGATAATATACAAGGTGGTTATAGACCGTCTCTTTACCCTGGTGAGGGTAACACTGAAGAATGGGGTGTACCGCCAGAGCATTCTCGTGATTTTGAACGACTCAATTCCATTATAGAGAATAAATATACACGTGAGTATCTTAAGATATGTGCGTTCTATAATAAGATATTCCCGTCTCTTAAAGAGTCAAGCTGGGAAACAAGTTCATATAACACTATACCGTTTACTACTATGGATCAAGAGAGATCTGATACAGGTACAGGTATTAATTATAACTATCTTAAGCAGATTGTAGATCATATTACAAGCCGTATTGGTACAATATCATTCATACCTACACTTATGTCTGAGGACCAGTCTATTGAGTATCTTGTATATAAGGATGAAGCTGAACGTGTTATCCGTATGCTTATGAAAAAAGATAAGCTCAATAAGAAAGCTTTGGAAGTATTCCATAATGCTGCAGTAGTAGGTTACTCACATATTTTTATGGATCCATATACACATAAGTTACGTAAAGCAAGTGACTTTGAAGTAGGCATATATGAGTCACAGCTTAATAAAGACTCTGTAAAGCAGATGTTGTACCGTGATTATGCTTTCCCTAAAGCTGACCTAGGTCCTTATATAGAAGGTCTTGACGATGAATTACTTGAGAAAGTAGTGGATTCAGTTGAAGGTAAACATACTATAGATCTTAAGATGTATATCAATGCGGTAGATCATAAAGTATACTGTGTAGTAAATAATATTACATTACCTGAGAAAGAGTACCCATTTGACCACGTACTTATTGATACATTTGTATGGGACACAGGCTTTAGTAAAGTTACCACTACATCATTATTCGATTTGCTCTACCCATTACAGCGTGAAATAAATAAGATAGCTGCAAAGATCCAGCAGCTTATTCGTATGTATAAAGGTCCTGTACCTGTATTTGATAGTCAGGTTGACCTTGCAATGAAGGAGATTACAAATGGTTCAGGAGAAGCTCTCTATGTCAATTCTAATCGCCCTATTGATTCCCTCGTTACTGTTATTAATCCTACCCCTCTTGATCCACAACTTTCAGCTGAAATTCAAAACTATAAAACGGCTATGTACGAGCTCAGCGGTATGTCTCAGTCTAGCTTTAATATGGACAATATGCGTTCAGCTGCTGCTGTTGTTGCATTAGACCAGACAAGAGATACAGTATTCCAGGCTCAGCTTGCTGGTATGGCAGACTTCATTAAGTCAATACTTAATATGTATGTAGAATATTATGCTAAGTTCCCTGAGACAGCTAAGAGTGAACGTAAAGCTGTTGACTGGGAAGTAATGTACAGGTTAATCAATAACAGTTACATTGATCTTAAACCTATGCACATTAATGACTTTATGTCTGATGAGAATGAAGCTAAACAAGAAACACCTGACTATACACAGCAAGCGGGTTTACGTACTGTTCTTGAAATTATAAAAGGTGAAACAACTTTTGAAACAGTACCATACTTCTTAGACAAGAGTATGATTACCTTTGAAGTTGCAGGTTTACTTGTTAAGCTCGAAGCTCTTGGTATTGCAATACCAGTTACTATACATCAGTACCTTATGTCTGCTTATCTGAATGAAGTAGCAGAAGGTAAACTTTCATTGTAGGAGTATATATGGACGGCGGACAAAAGATAGATATTAACCTTGAGTCACCTATAGATACCAAGTCTAGTGACATGCTTGTAAGTGTTGAGAACACTATGTTTGCACACAACTGGCAGAAGTATCAGGGACACGTGTTGCCTACATCGTTACGTTATGAAAGTAATGGTTGGGCAGCAGGCTGGTATGTATATGACTTTAAGATAGGTGGAGGTGTTATATTCTCAGAAAGATCATCACTAGATGCTGCACCATATCTCGCGGTATCTAGAACAAAGATAAGCAATGCACCTACATACATAATGTCTTATAAGATAGCTACTGATGATGACACTTCAGATCCTTCTGTTATACAAAACGCTACTCAGTTTAGAACATGGTACAATGCAAATGCTTCTATACAGGCAAGAGAATGTAAGGAAGCATCAATAGATAATGATGTGTTGCATCCTACTATGTCACTTAATTATGCTGTTGATGGCATAGACTACAAACGTAAAATAAGATACAACTATACTATTGATGGTAACGGTAATATTGTACCGGATACAACACCATTTACAGCTTTAACGGATCCATATGGTAATGCTGGCCTTTCTATGGAGTATGTTGACATCGATCAGCATGGTGTGATTCATGCATTGCTGTACAATAATGAAATATCTTGGACAGGTATATACAATGTAAATGTACCTAAGGATATTCCATTAAACAGTGACGGTGATATATTTGCACAGTTTGATTATGTTGATAACCAGGGTGTAGTTTATTATAATATAAAAGCACTTGGTATTGAAGACGGATTGACTTATTCCTTAGATGCATATCATGCAACCTCTGGTAGTGGTATAACTATAAGTGGTAATACAGCATCTGTAACATATCCTATGTCTTTTGATATTATAGTACCTCTTGACAAGGACTATATATCATTTAACAATATTACATGGGCTACGCAGAGCAGTAACATGCTGTTTAGCCAGGAAGACAGAGATAACCCTGCAAACAAGTATTACCTTGATGTTCTTGACACTACTAAAAATGTTTCATTTTATGGTATTAATGCTCCAAGTACAGTAAAGTATAGAGGCCCTGATGTATCTGTACTGTCTGAGTTTGTGATGGACACAAGTATAATATCATTTGATCAGGCACCAGATGCTATTTCTGGGCAGTCTGAGATTGAAGACTTGGTTGTTATGTATGACGCTGCAAAGAACTTGGGACCATATACTGTACCTATTATGAACAGTGGTGTAATACCGGGATTCAAGTTACCAGGCTCTAGTGAATCTCATAACGTAATAGTACAAGTATACTTTAAGTATGGTGGTGAATATGTAAGAGTAGGTACGCTTAACTCTAGGCCATTATTCATGGCTGTATATATGTATAAGTATGGTATGGTTGATATAAACCTTAAACCACCTTTATACATCGGGCATAATCAGGTTGATGACTGGACATACTACTATAATGATGACACATACAGTATTGACAATAAACCATTTAATTTTAGTCAGGCTCCTTACTCTGCAGACTCATTACGAGATGCATCTTTAGATGATGTTCCTTCAGACGTACCAAGTATATACATTGACTCATTTACCGCTGCCGGTAGATACATGGAATGTGAGTTTAATCTCTCAGGTATCAACGGCATTGATTTCGATGAAGCTATACCAATTAAGTTTGGTTCAATTAACACTAACCTTATATTTTCTAACCGTAGAGAAAATATGGATATAACCCAAGAATCTACAGACGCTAATCCTATAGCTACAGCTAATACATTCTATGGTAGTTGGGGTTGTACTGTGAATAGTATAACAGTAGCAGCAGGTGTAAATCCTAGAGGTTACGTTCAGAATACTGGCATAACCAGTGATTGTACTTGTTATCTGTTATATCAGACTTCTTATTATGACTCTGGCTATAGAACAAGGCCTTTTGTACCTGTGCTCAGATTACCTACACCTGACCCGGATAAATATGTTGTATTATTCTCTTCTGATGGTGTAAGCCCATATAATGATATAGGTATTAATCCTACTTATCATAGATTTAGAAATGGTACAAGTAATGATAGTGCAGGTATATTTGTCTCTGTAGAAGATACAGCTGACAACTTTACAATTGAGCAGACTCAAGGTTCAACTACATACTACATAAAAAATGAAAACAGTACTGTATGGCAGCATAACACTATAGATGCTGATTTTAATATAATACCGTCTACATTATTTAAGAAGTCTAGTGGTGATTTATCTATTGTATATCACAGTAGTGGTATTAATATGGATGTTGCACCTTTTGGTTTCTTATACTGTGAGAGCTTTAATAATTCTTATGCTCGTATAGCTTTATTAGCACCACTTAAATGTGCTGATGATATACATTGGGGCTATTATGCAGCACCTGCAGCAATGGGTGATCCTGCAAAGCTTTTATGGTATTGGGACACTACTGGTGAAATTGGTTTCCCTATCTATGCACCGGAATATGTAGAGCTGCCTAATGGTTCACATGGTATCAGATTGTATACTACTACCGGTACTTGGTATAAGGATATTACAACAGGTGACCATTGGATGACTTATTCCACAGGTGATGAACAGTCTACAATGGATATAGCACCAGAGACTATTAATGACATACTCAGCTTTGATGTAATGGATGCAGAAACAGGTGAGATACTCATTGACCACAGAAAGGATAATGTATCTGTAGATGGTACTTCTAAGTTAAGTATATTCTTTGACCAGGCACATGCTTACTGTGGTGGTAGAGCATATATGGATCCATTAGCATATTATGAACCAGGCATTACTTCTGCTTTAAGTACCAGTGGTTACGTAGATAAGCTACATAAAGTAAGTAATATAGGACGTGCATTCTTTCCACTTGCTAAGCCTGTAGATACAACAGCTTATGACTTTGATCATAGATTTGGTACTTTTAACGGTGTAGCATTATTCAATCTTACAGAGTATGATACAAGTGGTACTTTGCTCGCTGATAATTTTGTTTATACATTATTATCTCCTCTTGTAGATTATGACTTGCCTCCTGTAATAAAAGGTACAGAACTTCATATCTATGCAAAGAGAACCTATACAAATGAAATAAACCTTGCTCTTAAGGATAATATCTCTATAAATGGAAATACAGTCTATTATATAAATGCACAGTATACTGACTTGTCAAAGATTACAGTTACACCTAGAAGTGGTTTATATGCTGGTAGTTCAGCAGATGTAGAAGTATCTAATAGTTACTATGAAGATGGTTCACTGTTAAAACCTGCAAGTGTTACATATTACAATGACAAGTTAAACCTTACCTTTGGTGTAGAGCCAGGACACAGTATAACTATAAACAATGTAGTATATGACTTAAGTACTGCTGACCTTTCAATTAAGCAGGTAGCTGATCTTGGTACAATGTATCTTGCTAAATACTACACTGTAAATGCATCAGATCCTACAACAGGTAACCCTTATAACATCACGCTTGCTGATAACCTTGATAACTTTAACACAGATGAGGTTAAGGCTGTAAAGCAACACATCAGTGATACTACTGTTACCCGTGGTTATATGGACGTACAGGGTGGTATCATTGAAACAGACAGCTTTGGTATAGCCAGAGCAAGAGTAGAATATAAAGTATATATGTATGTATATCCTTACATTGAACCAGGTATAACAGGTATATACACATTTAATCAGATAATGACACCAGCAGATCTTAATAATGTAACAGAGTCACAGTATAACCCACAAGGTAATAAACAGCAATGGACATTCATTAAGGACTACACAAGTGAGTCGCAGCTTGTAATCAGACAGTATTATAAAGCTACTACATCTGTTCAATTACCTACTGATCATGCCGGTTCATACTATGCAATAGATAAAGCACACAGCTATGCTTTAGTAAATCCTAGTGCTGCCACTTATGCAAAGTACAGCTACTCAGATAATAAGATACTTGAAATGGCTATAAACAATAAGCAGGTATCTAAAGCTAAAGCTACTCTTAATAGTGTAACACAGCATAGTGCATACACTAACTATAATATAAGTATCAATCAGGCTATTAATACTGATGTGTACTTCCAGTATGCAGGTATCTATAAGATAGCTTACTATGACTTTAACGGAACTACACCAAAGGTCAGTGCTATCGGCTATGATAACGGTGTATTCAGTATTACTACTTCTGTAATAGATATATCCGGTGTGACACCTCAGATCCTTGGACCATCTACTTATGTAATTGATTACAGCAGGTTTGAATCAACAGACCCTGCAATATGTACACCTAAGTATCTTGAATATTACTCAAAAGATGTACGTAAACCAAAGACACAGGAACCAAAGAAGTTTGCAAAGGTATTATGCGACAATGAGTACCAGCTCATTAAGCAGCAGTGGAACAGCACTATTGAAGTAGAAAACTACTGGTGGCTTGACAGTGAGCATATCTTACTTCTTACTAAAGATCAGTTTATAATTAAAGAGAAACAGATAGATGGTGGCTTCGATGACTGGAATGGTGATAACTGGGAAGTATCAGCCAGCTATCCTAGAACAGATTACCTTAACTCAGAAGAAGATACTTTACTCTGTAGCTCTGTAAAAGGTAATGATCATTCTTACCTATATATCATAACACCAAGTGCACTTAATACAATAACTGTTACTGTGTATGACCCGCTTGATAATATGGCTGTAAGCTATAGAGGACAGATTAACTTTAAGCATGTTGCTTTATATAACAGCCTGGATGATAATGTAAATAACAATGTCTTTGATCTTTATACCTATTCAGATATACTTGCAACCTCTGTAATAGTAGACACTAAGTTTACTGCTGTTGAAATTAATGGTAGACACTGGTTGGGTATTCAGTATGATAAGAACCTTAATCAGTGGTCTGTGTGCTTGTCAGAAGTTGCAAGTATAGTACGAGGTTATGGTTGTATCGGTATAAATGGTTATGCAACCGGTGGTATGCTCCCGGATAAATATGTTGTAAATGATAATGGTATAATTAAGTTTAACGGTGTTGTTTGCAGTATAGATGACCTTGAAGCAGAAGAAGACACTGATGTAGAAGACTTGAGTCAGTTTAATATATTCAATGAACGTATTGTTGGTGATGAGAACCAGCAATGGTACATATCAGAAAGTCTCAATGGTATAGTAATGGCAGTTGATCTTAATTCCTTGAACAAGATTGTACTTCCAATATCCAATAACTATGCACAGGTTTACTCAAGTCCGTCTTATGCTAAGTACACAGTACATGCATTCGGACTCCAGGTTAAACAGCTAATTGACTTATTCTCAACTGAACAGTCTGCGCAGTGGGCACAGATTATAAAGTATGCTATGTTCCCTGTGGTAATGTATCTTAGTCCTTATACTAATGTTATCAATTATCTTCAGCAGACACTTGGACAGTATGCTTATGTACACTATAACAGTACAAGTAATGGTAAGCGTAAGTCATTTACAGCTGAGGATCAGACAACAGACAATGCAGGATTAACAGAGAATGAAAGTCAGCAGCATATAGATGCATTGACAATGGATGACCTATCATTTGATGTACAGCATATTGCACAGGAACAGTCATTCAAAGATAGCTCCTGGGATAACATACTTGGTATCTTTATGTCAATGGTTATATCTGCTACTGATTACTCTATAGCAAGTATGTCTGTAAACAGCTTACAGAATCAGACTGCAGTATCTGATATAGGTAGAAAGTTCAGTCAAGCGTTCTCACAGAATATCGCATCTATGTCTGTAACAGGATTTAATATGCAGTCTACCAAACCTATGCTCAAGTCTGAAGTTACGGCTGTAAAGACGCTTGATATGTTCTACAGTACTTCTGCTGATCAGAAGTGTTTTGCAGGACCTGGATATGTCAATATGCAATTCGTTGCACAATGTACGGCACAATCAGTTACGTCAGTACAGCTTGAAGCACAACAGACTCAGATCTTTATTCTGCTTAAAGAATTGTCTACCTTCCAGGCAAAAGCAGAAATGTTCTTAATTGATCAGCTCGCTGACTTCTTGTACAAACAAGCTGATGAGCAGGCATCAGGACCTGAGTTTGGTTTAAGTAATGCTGTAGGTTTTATTATAGCACTTGTATTATCTAGTACAGCCTATGCATTGCAAGCTGCTAAAGCAATGCTTAAATTGTCTACAGGACTTATAGATAGCATGCTTGATTCATTATTCCCTAATGGGTTACAGTCAAATGTTACAGCTACACTGTCAAGGCATAACTATAACATAGAAGGTAAACACGCTTATGGCAATAAGTCAGAATCATTTATGTGGCCTTGTATAGACTGTACCTCTAAACTGTATACCGATGAAAAGGTAGAAGCTGTATTACAGAAGAAACCTTGGCCTCTTGAAATGCCTCAAACTACTACTGGTAACGTTCAGGTAAAACCTGTATATGATAACCAGCCTCATTGTACTACAATAAAACCAAATGCACTTACTAGTGGTAACTGGAATACAGATGTAGATTATAATATAGCTTCTTGTAAAGGTACACACGATAGTGTATCATTACCTAATGACACAGCTTATGTAATAGGTACAGAGTCATTCTTGCCTACAGTTCCATTTAAGAATGAAAACATCGGTGAAGGTGAACCGGTATTCACACCACCTATTGTACAGGATTATGTAATAGATAAGAACTGGAACATCTTTGCTACAGCTATGGGTGGTGATGAACTTTGGATCTCTTGTAAAGACACTAAGCTGTTTGATGGCGGTTATTCTAATATCATAGTATCAGATACTTTCTGTGGTATTGCTGCATCTCATGTTGCTATTGAAGTGAAGTCAAGTATCACAGAAGAATATCTTAGACCTTGGGCAGTGACACCTGATGCTATTGCTCTTAACGTTACAGGTCTTAACTGTGCTTATGAAGAATATGCTTATCATGCATTTGATGGATATGGCTACCGTATTACCGATTGGCTTGGATCTTCAGGTATGAACAAAGAGCATTATACTTTACAATACTGCTTCCAGATTAATGATAGATTTAAGCGAAGTAACAAACTTCCACCAAACCAGTTCATGGGTAATTTTCAGGCTGAACCTAATATGTCTCTTGATATAAAGGATAAGGTATTCAATCAGATACAAATTACATCAGAAGAGAGAGGTATGGAAACAGGTGTTATAGGTGAGAATAAAGACCAGCAGCGATACAGTTTACCTATATTTACTGAGCCTGTTAGCACATTACCTGCTATTGTAAAGGCACAGTCTTCTTATAAACTTGATGTAATAGAAGGTATTACAGCACTTACTACAGATGTACGGTCATCACAGTTATCTTACAAGTTGCCTGTGTCTGTTGATTTCAATATCAATGAACAGCAGTTCCGTATGACTAATGAGTATATCTGTTCTGTTAAGCATGAGAAAGGACTTGAGATAGTAACATACCTTGTACCTACATTAGGACTTAAGTATCTTGGTGCTACACCATTTATGGCTTACTTCTATAATCAGGCAACTAGACAGTACTATATTTATCAAGGTGGTAATACACTACAGGCTGTTGACATGCTTGAAAGATTTAGAGACATTACAGAAGGACGTTATGACTTTATAACACAGGAAGTTATTATGCCTTGTCTTGCTACTTTGAGCAGAATAGATAGTAATGTTAAAGATGATGCAGATGAGACTGACAACATTATAGTACCTACATTTAAACATAATAAGATTAATGGTGAAATTACTCCACCTATTACAACTATCTTTAACACAAGGTCTTGGTATAAGACACTGTCTACACCAGCTGGTGTTGTATTCCAGGGACCAAGCAGATGTATCATTAATCGCTATGTATGGTCTGAATACATGCTTGAGGATATAAAAGCAAATAAGAGACTGTGGAAGAAAGTACCTCGTGAAGAGTATCATCCATTCAGAGAGTACGCACAACGTTATGATAACGTAACACAGAGACTTGACCTTGAGCTGAATGGCTGGACACACAATCCATTCCTTCTTGTTACATCACCACTTGGTGTTAAAGAAGAAGCAGACTGTAAGTTTGAGTGGGAGATTACATTTGCATGGACCACAGAGATGGAACAGTTATATGAACAGAATGAATATGTAACTGTAAATGTAATGGCTGAAACAATGACTCCTGGTGGAAAGGTAACTAATAGACCTACACATATATTCTTGACAAAAGAGTTATTTGCTAGATCAAAGAACTTTGGATATTATAGCTTTAAGTATCAGAGTAATAATGGTATAGGTAACCGTGAGCGATTGCATATATGGTCAGATGGCTATATTGCAATATCCGGTATACAGCTTGAGTATAAGGTTGTTACTGAAAATAGAACAGATGTTCTTACTATCCAGGAAGATATAAAAGGAATGAAGGAAATGTAAAATTAGTGTATTTACAAAAACTACATTTATGATATAATTAATAGTGAGGTAATAGGCAATGGTATATAATACATTTGCAGAACTAGCTCAGGAGTTAGGATTAGACCCTAATAATCCTACTTATGAAGGACAACAGAAACTCAGAGACTGGTTAAACATAAATCAGAAGTCTCCAGAAAATCCTGAAGGTTATGAAGTCAGGGAGAATACACAAAAGTATCTTGATGCCCCGACGACACCACCTCCGCAGGAAATGCCTCAAGATTCTGTATTTGATAAAGGGAACCCAGCAAATCTAACAGCAGCTCCATGGAACAGACAAGAAGGCGGTGGTACAGATAGCCTTAATCAAGTAGATCAAACTATAGAAGAGGTTAAAGCGCAGGAAGAAGCTGATAAAGCCGCTAAACGTCAGCAGGCACTTGATTGGTGGGCACAGCAAGGTAGAAATGTACAGACAGCTGCAGAAGGTGTAGGTGAAGGTTTAAACAGTGTACAGCAGTATGTGCCTATGAGTGCAGCTCTTGCTGCTCAGAATCAATTAACAAGTGGTGTTGACAGATCTGGTGAGTCTGCAGGGTATGAAGCTCTTGCTGCTCAAAATCAGTATAATGCCGCTCAGAATGAAAAGCTTCGTCAAGCTAATATGCAACAGGCAATGGATAATACTATTGCTGATAAGATGGCTGCAGCTGAAGCTGAAAGTAAATGGAAACAGAATGCCAGAGCTTTACGTGAAGGCGGTGCACAAGCTGTTGCATCACAGAATGAAGCTGCTACACCTGACCTCTGGAAACAGAAACAACTTCAGAATGAACGTCGTGACGTTGCTGCACAGAACCTTGCAGAAGTGGATAAGAACAGACGACAGGCAGTTCAGAATGAAACTAAAGCATCTATGACCAACTATAACACAAGAGTAAATGATAACCTAAATATGAGAGCAAATACCTTGTCACTTGGTAAAGGTGCTGAAGATAATTCTAAAAACACAGAAGACAAGACAGATACTTCAGATACAAAAACTGAAGGTACAGATACTACTGAAACAAAGACTGAAGACACTAAAACACAACCAAGTGGTACTACAAGTACAGCTCCTAGTAATCAGGAAAGTGAAGGCACTGAAGCAGCCACTGATAAAGTTGCAATAGACAATATCATCGCTCAGGTAAATGAGCTTAATAATAAATTAAAAAATAAGCAGTATAGCACTACCATGCTTACTGAATATAATAATCTTAAAGAACAGTATAATGCTCTTAAGGATAAAGTTGATAATCCACCTGCGTTTCCTGAAATGTGGAAACCATCTGATGACTCAACAGATGTAAGTAATATTGCATCAACTATTGATGATTTAACTATGTAGGAGGAGCACATGTTAACTGATGCAGAACAGAAAAGTTTCTATCAAGTATTAAATAACATTAACTCCTGGAAGAATAATGGTAACACTGAGCTGTTGCAAACACTCGCTGATATTCTAGTAAAACAAAAACTTCTTCCAGGTGTCAGTATGAGTCCGATTGAAAACCCACAAGAGAACTGGGATAAGCTTATGTATTATCCTACTACCTTTAAAAAGCATAAAGGAAAAGAGCTTACAGACGAACAGAAGCGAAAGAAGGTATGGAATAATATAAGACTTCAGAACTTTCTTGGTGATGCTATGACAGGTGTCGGTGGTGCATTGAACCTTAAGAATCAGGCATTGTCAAGATCCCTTCAACAGAAAGCAAGCACATCAGCTTCAGACAGACAACGTGAACTTTATGGCGCAACACCTGAAGATAGAGCTGCAGCTTCAGCAAGTCCAATGTTATCTGCTCTAGGTAATATTGAACAATTGCTTTTTGGATTAATTGCTAACAGAGCTTATCAAGGTGCTGCAGAGAAACGTTCTGCTTATCTTCAGGCAGTAATGGATGCTTACAATAATAATGTAGGAATGTCCGGAACCTATGCAGATGCTCGTAGACATATGATTGATTTACCGGCAAATAGTATGCCACCTCAGGGAGGTAGATAATGTTACTTGATCCAGATACAGGTTTAACAACACAGCAGGCATCATGGGCACTTGAAAAGATTATTGATAACAATAGAGAAGATATTGATAATCTCATATCTACAATCAATAATGACTATGAAGTGCCAGAGGAAACTCTTGATGAAATACTTAGTAAATTTGGTAAAGAACAGCTTACACCTAATGACTTTAGGATATTGCTTCGTGCCGTAGCTGAAGACTACAATTACCTCACAAGAAAAAACCTTGATGATGAATATGTGCAGTCTGTTCTTAAAAAGATAAATGATCTCAAAGCAGCTAGAGAGTGGATGAAATCTAAGAATAAGGTGGTGCCAAATGCCTGATACAAGATTACCTTTAGGAATGAGTGAAGAAGGACAAAAGTATTATAATTACTATTATAATATGTTTATGTCCAATCCAACAGGTGCACTTAATTTCACTATGCCTGATAATGCAGAAGCAAGAGCTGCTGCACAGAAAGCTGCTGAACAAGTTATAGCTGATAATCCTATACATACCAGGAGCTACAGTTATGGTGGTAAAGAATACCAGGTTCCGTTAGACAGTAAAACAGCACAGGCTAATGGTTCAATGTCTGCTGTAACATCTGCAAAAGCATTCTTACGTAAGTTAAGTACTTATATATCACGAGAACAGCAGGACGCAGCTAAGACAGCCAGTCAACTGGGTAGTGGTAGCCTAGATAAGAAAGCTAATAGTGATGTTAATTACTGGGGTAGAACAGCAAATATTCCGTCACCTGAATTGTTAACAAGTGACCCTTCAGTTGCAGGTCAAACATTAACCATGCTATATAACCAGAAAATTGCAGCAGGTAATGATCCAGCTAAAGTAAACCAAATAGCTGAGTCAAATAACCAGATACAGCAGTTGCTTAAGAGTAAAATGGAAAGTGATCCTACATTCAGAGCTGTTGCTTTGTATGTATATTATAGCGGTGTTAAGTTTCACTCAACAGAAGAAGAGGCTGCAAAAGAAAAGTGTCTTAAGGCATATAAACCTATATATGATAACTGGATTGCTTCTAAGAAACCTATGCTTAGTGATGGTGTTAAGGAAACTAAGAAGAAAGCGCAAGAAGCTACTACTAGTACATATGAACAGAAGACACCACAAATGTATCAGTAAGGAGGAACAAGATGGACGACTTATTTAACCCGGTAACAGAACAGGAATTTATAAATCAGAACCAGAGTACTTTTAACCCACCATCTGATTCAACATCTGGTACACAAACTGCAGCACCTCAACTTATGACTGACCCTGGAACACAGGCTATGTCTTATGATGGTAAGACACCAGATGCTTCAAAACTGTATGATGATGTAACAGATGAAAAACAAGGTACACAGCAAACTATATCAGAAAACGGTGAAAATGCAAACAAGACACAGAATAGAGGTGCGCTTGATAACTTCCAAAATGGTGGTATGGATCAGGTAAACCCACAAGCTAAAACCAATATTCCAGTAGAAGATCCTTTTGGTAACTATAATAATTTATCCTGGGACCAAACGCTAGGACTGTCTAGATTAGTTGATGCTTATAATAATCAGCGACACTGGACACCTGGTAACTTTAATGCTGATGGTACTGGTGCTATAAGTCAGTATGTACAGAATGAGCCTATACAGACTGAAGAAACACGTAGAGGTGAAATCGTTAGACAGGGTATCGGACAACAACAAGCATACTCACTTGGTCGTGCCAATGAAGCATTGTCTTATCCACTTGAACTTACTAAGATGTTTGATAGATCTTGGAACAGTGCACAAGATGCTGCTATGGAATTGCGTAGAAATTATGCTGACATGGTACAAAGAGCAAGATTTGACTCTGAGTACAGAGATATGTTCAAACAGGCACTTCAGAAAGATATACAGCGCTGGACTATTGAACTTGGCCAGTATGAAGATAACAAAGTAGCCAGAGCTCTTTGGAATGAATTCAGTAGAAATCCACAGTACTCACAATTCCTTGCGAGTGTAATGACAAATGGGGTTATGCCACGAATTAATCAATACTATGCACAGGAAATTGTAAATGATATGATGCGTACTAATCCAGAAATAGCAAAAGATCCACAAAAAGCACTTGAAGTTATAATGCAATATATGAACACTATAGGCAATTATACTGCTCGTATGGAAGGTAATGCTGCAGTGGGAGCAACAACTGCCACTATTGGTGGTTCCGCTGAAAAATAGGAGAAGTAAATGTTACAGATAGAACTTTGTCCATTTGCAAGTGATGCTCTTGAAGATGCTATGAGACTAGCACAGACTAAAGCATTAAACTCATATACATTCAGTGACTGTATGAACTATTTGAATTATGCCTGGTCTGATATATACAACCGGCTTGCACTTATCGATGCAGGTTATTATAGTGAATGTATTCGTATTACTAAGAGACTTACACATTTACCACCTTACATCAAAAACTGTATCACTGTATTTTCTGCTAGAAACATAACTGACTTCAATAGACAGGCATACAGACCTGCTAACAATACTGATATGCTTGCATCTGGTACATATATGATTAGTGGTAATGATCTCTTAGTACCTGATGCTGATAGAAAGATAGTATGGCTTGAGTATATACCGGCACCGGCACAGATATTCTTTACACATCATAACCGTGATCCAAAGATCATTGATCATGCTTATTATAAGGAGAATGATACAGTACTTCTTAAAGAACCACCGGTATATGATAATCTTTATAATATGTACAGACTAGTTGGATATGACTCAAATAAGCAGGAAATTACACTTGATAACCGGGAAGGATTAAAAGATGCTGTAACTTGGAAGCTTGTCAATAGAGTTAGTGCAGACTATGCTGAAGATATAACAGACTTTGTAATTAAAGAATGTGATGAAGGAGAATGGAATGTTGTATTCATCTCCTGTAAATATCCTTACATATTCGTAAGCTATGAGCACTCAATTACCGGTGAGCACGTATCTGGTTTCATTACCAGGGATATGGAATGGACAGAGTATAACCCATTTGCTTATACTGGGTTGAACAGTAATGTTGAATATGTGAAGGTAGGCTGGAATGATAAGACAGGTATGGGTGTAACAATCCAGGATTATAGTGACACTATTGATGATGAAGATGAGGTATCCAACGGACAGCCTAGAGTAAAGGAACTTGGCTGGACACCAGATACAAAGCTTATATATCCTGATCCATCAGTATACCGTTATCTTGTTGCTAGACTTGCTGACAAGTTATCCGCTCTTAATGAAAGTAACGTGATGGGTGTACAAAAAGAACTGGTTGAGGCTGAGTATGCTTTTGATGCTTTCCTCAATAAGAATAAAGCAGGATTCACACGTATCAGAAATGTTAATCCTATAACTGCAGGAGACTTGTTATGACAGAAGATAATGAAATGTCCATTGAGACAAGACTACAGCAATATCTTAGAAGTAACTATAATAAGGAGTCTTTACAAGATTCTCTTAACTATGATACAGTTGCTAATATACTTGTTGACGTTGCTAAGAAGTTTGATGCAGCTAAAGGGCAAGGTAAACAGAGGTCTGATGAAGAGTATCATGAGCTTGTTAAAGACGCTATCAGTAATTTTATTAACTCAGATGCTGCTAATGGTGAGGGGCAGGATAAGGCACATAATCTTGGAAAAGGGCAAGACCCAAATGAACGTTTCCAGAATATTGCATCTTCTGTCTATTCTAAGTATTATTAAAATTAGTATATTTACAAAGGGTAAAATCCGTTGTAAAATAAAATAAGCAATAGAAGGAGTTTAATATGTCTGGTATTGACACATTACTTTTAACTAATCTTCTCGGTACAGGTTTACAGGACCGTGGTATCACTGATGATATTATGCAGTCTGAATCTGTATCTACTATTCTTGCTCAACTTGCTGATGAGTTTAATAAAGCGACTAATAAGATTATCACACAGCAGAATCAATTGCAACAGGAAGCAAGTCAAGCTGTAAAAATCGGTGGAGCATTGACTGATGCTCTTAAAGATAAACTGGGACCTACTTCAGTTCCACAGCAGGATATGAATGCACCACAAGATCAACCAGCGCCTGATGCAGGAATGACACCACCAGCTGATCCTGGTATGACACCACCAGCTGATCCTGGTATGATGTCTCCTCCTGAAATGAATGTGCCTCCAGCTCCTATGGATATGGGAGCACAGCCACCTATGCCTGATGCAGGTGTTTCATCACAGCCAGGTCCAGATATGATGCAGTTTGACCCTGGTATGATTGGAGCAGTACAGCCGAGGTTCTAATGTATAACTATAATATAGCCGTTCCAGAGTTTTTTAATACTCTCTTAAAGCACAGTGGACAGCATTACAGACAGCTGCTTCAGGACGTGCATGATGGCTATTTACCTGCTGATACTATAAATAGTATTCTTTTGTCTAAGAACAATAAAGCATTTGCTAGAGAAGCACTGCCTCTTGAATTACTTGAAATGAAGGCAGGTTACGATGATGATGAAGAGTACACACATGATGAATTAAAAAAGATACAAGATAGTTATATCGACAACCAGTTGGATAGTAATCTTGCTGATGCTGTAAAAGAAAACAACACCGATAGTGATAAGTTTAATGCAGAACAAATAAGTAAAGACTTGTTAAACAATGCTAAAGAGGATCATTTCAATGTTACCATTGACCGTATACTTAATGGTATACAAGAGTCTGAAGAGATACCTGAAGATGACAAAGTTGGTGCCGCGTTAGCTTTCCTATATAACACTACACTGAAAGGACAGAACAAAGATACATTAGCAGCTGACTACAAACTTGATATGCACGATCTTAATACACTGTTAGATACTGACTCTGTAAAAGAAAGAGTAGTATCAGACTATGTACCTATAACATACAAATCAGATAAAGACTCCTTTACAGACAGTGACGGTAATTTAAGGTACAGATCACTCTTCACACCTAATAAAGAGTCATTAGCAATGTTTGATTTATTTGCTAATAAGTTTGTAGATGATATAAAAGCTGGAAAAGAAATTCCATTTAATACACTTGGTAAATATATCAAGGATGTGTATAATGATACACTCAGAACTATGAGCTATTCTGATTGGGTAGACAGATTAGAAGATGAATGGATAGCAGAGCAAAAGAAACAGAAGCTTGGAAGTCCAGCTGATTATACGGATGAAGAGTGGGCAGAGAAAGTTAAGTCATTTAACATTCCTAAGGCAAGTGAACTTACAGCTGGTAAAGAGTTATTGACACCAGAAGACTGGGCTGAAGATAAAAAGTATGGCTTTCAGGATTATGTTATTCCTAAACCACGTAAAAGTCAAGCTAAGAAAGATGGTAGATGGCAGCATACTACTACTGATGAAGGTGACTATGATCTTTATCAGAATCACTTACTTGCCTATATCAATTCAGATAAGCATGCTAAAGATCTTCTTGAAATGAAGGACAGACTTACAGATATATTAATCAGTAGACTTGATGACTGTATCAATGAGCTTGAAGCATTACCAGACGATGACAAGATTGATGAGCTGCCTGATGATGAAAAGAAGGCTATAATTACTAATAAAAAGAACCTTCAGAAACGTATGGACTGGTATACAAAGATGCTGAACCCTAAGTACGATAACCAGGATGTACGTCTCACTAACTTAGCTGAACAGTTATTGCGACGCAAGATACAGCGTCTCTATCATATTAGAGACAGAGCAGATGAGTTCAGAAAGACTGGGTATGACAACATGTCCTATGAAGAGAAATCAAACAAATATGGAAACTTGAATAATGCACGAAAGGATATGGAAGAGGCATTACTGGTAAATAAAGAACTTACACCTGCACCATCAGTTAAGAAACCTACAAGCAATAAAGAAGACTCTAATGATACAGAGTTCAGTATTATTGATGACATGCTTGACGATGATGAATACAAGACACTTGATAATAAGGTACTTAAACGTACAAAGAGTGATGAAGAGCAGGCATGGGAAGAAGTAGAAGACAAGTATGCTTCAGAAGATGAGGATGAGGGTAAACAAATGACAGTAGCTGATTGGGCGCAAGCACATGATGCTAGCTCTAAGAAGAGAACTTATACTAACCAGAAAAAAGTCTTTGACCTTTTGGATCAGGTTAGGTCTGATGATAATTTATTATAGGAGGTAAATGGAATGACTCTTGATGAGATAAGTAAAGGCTTACCTAACATGCTGAAGAATGCACATAAGTTATCTGATGATGAACGTCTAGGTAATGGTGATGCAAACTACGGTTCAGAGATGCTCATGTGGTTGGTAAAACAGTTGTATGAACATCCGGAAGAAGACCCAAGCAGCGTGCTCAAATACTTTACAGCTAATGGAGTAGATGAGAATGAGCTTGCTAAACTTCTTATGGAAGAAGGTATAGAAGAGCCTGTAACTGTTACACAAACGACAACTTCAGTAGGTGGTATACCTGAAGCAGAGACACCAGAAGAAGTAGGGCTTGATGCAAAAGCAAATGGTCTTGATGATGACGATGCTTTGTATGATGCTATCCTTAATGGTGAGTTTGATGATCAGCTAGGTCTTGCAGGTGAGACTACACCTGAAGAAGAACAGATGCTTGATCAGGCTGAAAAGAATGCTACTGAAGACAACTCAGACTTCAGTGACACTGACAAGACATCTGCTGAAGAGGCTGCAGAGAAACCTGCAGAGAAACCTAAGGAAGAGAAAAAGGAAGAGGCTGCAGAGGCTCCTAAGGAAGATAAACCTGCAGAGAAGAAAGAAGAGAAGAAAGAAGAGAAGCCTAAGGAAGAAAAACCTAAGGAAGACAAGAAGGACGAGTCTGATGATACTATGAAGAATATTACATCAGCTCTTAGCGAACGGTTCTAACCTGCTTAGTATAGCAGAAATTATATTGCATAATGGAGGATAAAATTATGCCTATTTCAAGAGACCAAATTGAAGGTTTGAGTAAGCAGGTATTCATTGTAGATTACTTGCTCAATGGCTTGTTTCCATGTCAGTCAGACGTTGTACGTTTGATCCGAAGCAAGAAAAAAGAATGGAAGTTCAACGATAAGTTTGAATATCGTATGCTTCTTGCTACTACCAACACTGGTGGTACTTTGAACTCACAGGTATTCAACCGCGACGTTTCTTTGAACCGTCCTGGTGAACTTGAGTATGGTACATTCCGTGCTACTTACGGTACTGTATCAGATGGTTTCAGTGTTGATATGATGGTTAACCTTGAAACAAAAGATAAGAAAGCTGCGTTCGAAACAGACTATGCAACACGTATGCACTCTCTCCGTGTAAATGTTGCATCACTCTTTAAGAACTTTGCTATTCACGGTAAGTTTGGTGTAGTACACCAGCTTCGTGCTGTTATTGATGCACCAGCTCTTGGTTCTGATTACAATCCTGTTGCTAACACAGGCTTTACACCTGTACAGGGTGTACCATTCACTATCAAGACACCTATCAACGTTTTCAACAGCAACTTCAAAAATGGACGTATGCTGATTAAAACAAAGGCTGCAGCTCCTTGGGCAACAGCTGATGTATCAGAACTCTATCTGATCCTTCAGAACCAGCCAGGTCAGTTGACACTTATGTCAGTAGGTACTACAGTATCTGAATGGCAGGATGGTGAATTCCTTGAAGTTGCAATGAACCGTGAAATTGTAGGTATGCCACAGACAGTATTCCAGAACTGGACTGCTGCTGCTATCACAGTTGCTACTGGTCCATTTGCCGGTTCTTATGACCGTTTCGATGGTACTGGTACATATACAAATGGTGCTAATGCAGTTGTAGGTGCTATGGAAGGTCTTGCTGACCTCTTCCCTTGGTACACAGATCCTGCTTACCCAGAAATCCGTCTTGGTATTGATCTTCCTTTCCGTGATCAGCCAAACCGTATGCGTTACTCTACAGAACAGGCTGGTGGTTTCATTGTTCAGAAGGAAGTAAATGGTGTACGTGAGCACATCATCGATACAATTATGCGTGGTGTATTCCTTACAAAGTCAACTGTTCCTTACTCTGAAGTTGGAGTTTGGATGAACCCAGTAACTCGTATTGCTATGGGTTATGAAGAAGGAGACGATGTAAAGGTTATCCGTGAAAACGCAGTTGCTGGTCCAATCGTATATCAGCGTGGTGTTACTACTACTGATTATCAGATTGGTTCACAGACAATCCGTGAAGTAGTAGAAGATATGAACCTTCCTACTGATGTTATTATCATCGGTCCAAAGAACGATCTCGCTTACAACAGCTGGGATAATGCTACAATGGAAATCGACAACTACATCCAGGAAACTTGGGGTAAATCAGAACCTCCAAAGATCAAGGATCTGTCTATTCCTAATGAGCTTATCACAAAGCTTGACTTGTCACAGCGTATCACTTATGGTTCACCAACCCTCCAGGATGGTGGTCTTGCTTCATTCCAGTATGGTAATGGATTCAGACATCCAAAGAATATGATGCCTCTCGCATTGCATGAAATGGGTGCCATTTTTACAGAATACCCATATACTTATACTATTGTCAAGCTGCGTGAACCTATCTGTGATATTCAGACTGTATAAGTGAGGTGAGTCAATGTCATCATACTGGGGTCCTGTACCTAATGCCATAGTACGTAGGAACAAGCAAGTGTATACAGGTGTTGCTCGTAAGGGTAGCACCCACCTTGTAACTGATCCAAATACAGGTAAGCAGTATAGTATGCCAGATGGTGACATTGAACAATATATCGGGTTTAAAAAAGGTGATAAGAGTATAGAGAAATATGTTGCTGAGGCTTTTTCTTCTGCTAATAAAGTTGAAGTACAGAAGACTAGTGGCGGGCATATACTTATGTTAGAGTACTCTGAAACCTATCTTATTTTACGTGTTACCTTTGAGAAGATGGCTAAAGAAGGTAACGTAGTAGTATATATGAATGTGCCTAGTTCTGTAGCTGCTGAATTACTTGCACTTGCTAGATCAGGTTCTACTCAGTATTCTAGTGTGGACGGGCATATGAGACATGTAGTAGGTATGAGGTTCTGGGACCTTATAAGAGTTCGAGGATACGTACATGCTACAAGGTACCCGTTTGAGTATGTGCATGATACTGATAACTATGTAAAGGGTACTGCAACAGGTGCAAGAGACTGGAGTAACACCCAGTTTGTATTTGTGGATGATGGACATAGCAGACAGAAAGCTGTTCCTGTAGAACAGTTGACTGGAACAGATCGTGATGCATATGATGCTCGTGTTGCTATGTATCAGAATAGAACAAAACCAGGTGGTTACAATATAGACTATCTGTATAATGTAGTAACAAAGGCAAACATTGAAGATGGCCCACGACAAGCGGTACTGTCACAAATGGATGCTATAAATAAAGGAAAAGGTAGTGAAGCAGACAAGAGTAGGTCTATGTACAACTACCTTAAAATCATAGGCCTATTATAGGAGGTAATTAATATGGCTAGATGTAAATTGACAAATATGAACTTGCGTAATATCCGTAAGTCTAGAGAGTACCAGTGCATACTTATTGATCTTGTATCTGCTGGTGTTATTGAACAGTCAGAAGCTGAAGAGCTGCTTGGTTATACTATCCCACCAGGACTTCTTGAAGGTGATACACCAGGTCCTGACCCAGAGCCAGAAGCTGAAACACCTGTAATTACTACAGATTTACCGGCCGCTAAAACAATAAGTGGGTCAGACACACTTACTATTGTAGCAAGTGTTACAGATGGTGGTACACTGTCTTATGTTTGGACAAAAGATGGAGACGTAATCCCAGATGCTACAGCAGCTACATTAACTGTAAATGAAGCAGGCACATATCAGTGTATTGTAACAAATACACTTGATGAAGATACTGCAACAGCTAGCTCTACTGCTTGTGTAGTATCAGCTGAAAGTGAACCTGCTACTGTAACATTACTCTACTATGCTACTCCAAAAGGTGGTCCTATGTGGGAATCAGATGTGTATACACTCACAGAAGGAGCTACTTTTGAACAGGAAAGTGCTGCTATCATTGCTGCAGCTAAAACCACATTTGAAGTCAATGATCTTGACGCTATATCATTTGTACAGCTTAATCCTGAGTATGTAGAAGGTGAGTCTGCACTTATTGATAAGTATATTGACCTTGTCCCTCAGCCAGAAGCCTTTGAAGATGGTCAATCAATTGTAGTATATCACCAAGATTAATAGGAGACTGAGTTATGAGTGCATTTACACAGAGTAATTTTCCTAATATGCCACCTGTTAATGGCATGACTACATCTGCTATTACTCAGCTCGCTGATGCTTATGTTGCTGCGAAAAATGCTTTCGAGTCACATGCTAACTCAGAAGTAGGTAATGATGGTGCTGACCCTCATAAAATCATTGATTACATTGAGCAGATGGAAAACAAAGCAGGTAGCAAAGCAAGTAAGGCAAAGAACGAAGCAGATATGCTTAATGCTATGTTGGCAGGTGGTAATACAAACCCAGCTGTAACAAGTGCACAGTATATGATCAATCAGCTCGGTAATGATCCTAAGGATCTTATCCTGTTTATCAAGAGTCTTATTGATCGTGTCAGTTCACTTGAAGAACAGCTCAACACACTGTCACTGCTTCAGTTTGATAATGTGCCTGTTGGTGCTGGTATTCGCTGGTGGAAAGATACATTACCAGAAGATGGTACTTGGGTATGGGCTAATGGTCAGACACTCTATGGTGTTAATCAGAACTTCCCTGACCTTGCAAGAGTATGGGAACTTGATGGTGCTGACAATGTTACAGTGCCTAGTGAAGATCATACAATCTTCAAGGTACGTAAAGCAACTGTAAAGATCGAGCCTATCTACCACGCTTACATTGAGCAGGCTTCACCACCAATTGATCCTGATGATGACAATAACGGTTAGGAGACTAATATGACAAAAGAAGAGATTGTTGCTTCCATGAAGAAGACATGGACAGAGCAGCTACAGAGAAAAGATAAGGACCTCACTGAGTCTATACTCGACGGCTATGTTGCTTGGGTACAGGGACTTGTTAAACAGGTTACAGAACAACAGGCTGTAGCTGCTCAACAATCTCAACAAGCCCCTCAGCAACAGGCACCTAATTTACAGGGAGGTGCAGCATGATAATAGAGAGACACCTTGAACCTGGGCAGTCAACCTGGAAGCAGTCTAATGCTATATCAAATAAAGCTTGGCGTGCTATTCATAAGCTTTTATGGTCCACAAGGTTAGTAGCATCTTGTACAGATAATGGTATATGGTACTCAGATGATGGTGGTGAACACTGGACACAATCTGATGTAACGACAGGTACTATAGTTACGTTCAGTTCGACTGCGTATAGTGCTGGTGGTCCTACAGTACTTAGAGTATTTGCTGGATATTCAGGGGGTATATTATACTCTGATGATGATGGAGAAACCTGGACACAGTCATCTATTACTGACAATTGTAATTCTATTATTACATGGCACAGTAGTGCTCAAAGAGTAGTAGCAAGTACTCCTGGATCAGTAGGTAATATTATATATTCTAATGATAATGGTTCAACTTGGGCACCAGCTACACTTGCTGGTGATACTATACCAGCAATAAAATTATTAGCTACTAAGAATAATGAAGGTACAATTTTAGCAATACCGCAACAGAATTCCTCGTCAACTGCTCGTATTTTACACGGGAATGGGATGTCATTTAACAAAGGTAGTATGCCAAGCCAGACACTTGGTAACTACCCTAGTGATATAATATATCATAAGCCTAGTGGTTGTTATATTGTAACTGGTGGTCAAGGTACAATGGATGGATTACTCTGTGTAACAACTACCGGAATAGTAGAAAGATCTGTATCAAGCAGTCTTAAAACATCATTTACAGCTATCTGGAACATGCCAGACATTAATTCAAATACATTTATAGCTGTGAAAAGTAATAACAGTATATATAAAATTACTAAAGCTGATAGTGGTAGTACCTATACTTATGAACTTTTTGGGCAGCAAGTACCAGCATATCCTTATGCAGGCATTGCTATAACAGTAAATAATAACACAAGGTTTGTTGTATGTACAAATGCTGGTATCTACTATGCAGACCCAGAAGATGTGATAAAGGAAACTAGCTTTGTAGATAGAGCAGGAATACAGGAGCTTGTAACACAAGCCAAAGCATATATAGATAATTTATAAGGAGTAACTTATGATTATACATAGATTGTCAATAACAGACTCATCAGAATATCTTGATGACACGGGACTTGCGGAGCTCGTAACACAGATCAAGAACTATGCAAACACACACGGTGGCAGTGTTACAGTAGAAACATTGAAACAGGCTACTGTAGATGTGTCAACATATAACCCATCTAATAAACCTGTAATCTCACCGACATCGCCTAATGATGCTATGGCACAGGTTGAAGTAACATTGAGTAATATCCCAGCAGCTGTTGCTGTAGAAGCAGATAAAGCTGCTACAATAGATGTATCCAATTATGATGCTTCTAATAAACCTGTTATTGTACCAACGTCACCTAACGATGCTATGGCACAAGCAACAATAACACTTACTAATATACCAAGTCAAGCTGGTCTTCAGATGTACTGCTGGAGAGTAAATGATCCCGATCATCAAGCTTTAGCTACTTATACACATATATACACTAACTTTAATATTGCACCAACAGATGCTGCTGATTTTGGTGATAAGAAATGTATTATCATTCATGAGTCTCTTGACGGTCCTCGGCCGGGTGATGCACTTATGGGTGTGCTAGAAACATATAACTTGCGAAATGAATACTCAACATATGGGGCTATATCTAATTTTACAAGGGTATCAGACACAGAATTCTCATTTAACTATACTACATATCAGGGTAATATTAATACTACTACATTTACAAAAGAATCATTTGGGGACATTACGTCCTGGTAATAATACAATGGTAGTCAGCTGACCTTAATGTGCATGAAGGAGATAACAATGCCTACTAATCCTATAGTAGATTTTGCAGCGCTTGATGCGTATACTCAAGAACTTGCGATCAAGGTTAATGCAGCCATTGACCGTAAGATCATTAATATATATGTAATCAAAGGTAGTGCTATCTATGCTGATGCAGCATATATTGCTTCACCTACTAAAGTCAGCCCTGATATAGATTCAGTTGGTATCTGGCAACAGGTTAATGGTAACTGGACTAAGATCACTGATTACAGAGCAGGTTGGGTTTATAATATAACTAATGACTTTACTACTGATGCTATCTTTGTTGAAGGTGCCGGTGTAGAAGCTAAAGCTGGTATCAACATTGCTGTTGTCAATACAGGTACAGAGGAAAGTCCTATATACCGTCTTGACCTTATGTCAGCAAGCGGATCAATTGATCCAGCACTTCTTGCTGTTAAACAGAATAAGGTACTTACTAACGAACCTGATGTTGTAGTACCAGATCTTATATATGCTGACTCAACAGCTAGACTTGCTGCTACTACAGCTACAGTTGCTGATGGAATGATTGCGTTCCAGGAAGACACTGAAGAGTACTACTACGCAGATGTATTCCAGGGCGTGCTTACTTGGTATGATATTGGTAATACAAAAACAGTTGAGGATGCTATAATACTGATCAGTAGTGTTATGCCATCTAAACCTATTCCAGTTGCCGACATTCGTGCACTGTTTGCATAAGGAGGATACTATGTTCAAAACAATGGACGGTGTAGAAGTTTATGATAAAGCTGATGTAGATGGTATCATTGAACCGTTAACAGAGAACGTTACTACACTTATTGATCAAATGAGCACTAAGGCTGATAAATCTGAAATACGTGGTATTGTTGATTCAGAGATTGATGCTGTAATAGATGAAAAGATTGCAGAGATTGTGCCTGATATTGATGAAGTAGTTGACCGTGAGATTGTTAATGTACTTGAGGACTACGACACAAGCTCCGAGGTAGATACAAAGATTGCTAATGCGACTGTACCTATGACAACAACTGCAGCTACTAGCTTAGTTGATACTTATTTCTAGGAGTATGAGATGGAACACCTTGCAACAATATTCACATCACCAGAGTTTCTTTCCCGTATTCCTTCAGTAATATTACTGATTATAGTACTTGTAATACTATGTAAGATCCTTAAGGTACGTATCAACACTGACCATATACAGATTGGTGGTGAAGATAAGAAGGCATACTATGAACGCGCTATAGTACGTAATCAGGTAAATCAGGCCAAACTATTCTGTATGGCACTTGAGAATAAAGTGACAGCAATGCTTACCAAAAAGAATAAGTATACAGAATATTATGTCAAGTATATTCTTGAATGTGTCTACGATAAAATTGTAGAATGGGTAATGTATAATCATATTGAGAACACTGAGCAGTATATTGAAAGCAAGCAATGGGAGATCTCATCACTGGTATATTCATTCAGCCCACCTGCACAGTTCAAGACACCCGAGTTTCAAGAACGTATGAATAAGTGGGTAGCAGAGATCATTGGTCGTATGGCTAGTGTTCGTAAGTTATATAACCGTAAAGACAAGGAGAAGTAATGTGGTTAAAAAGATTGTTCTGTGTCTTGCTGGCATGGTGTTGCTTGTCGGTTGCTGTAGCACAAGAAGAGTTGACAGACAGATACTTGAGTATCAGAGACAAATTGATCAGCTTGAAAACGAACTCAGAGCTCGTGACAGAGCAATTGATGCAGGTATCCGAGAACTTGAAGCTATCGCAGAAAGAAGCAGAGGAATGGAAGCAGACATCGACGACATTATCAGAGAACTTGATGAGTATCAACGAGCAGTTGAACGACTCATACAAAGTTATAGAGCAAGAGAAACTGAAGAACCAGAAGCTGACCAAAGCACTCTGGATTCTGATAACAGTATTCATAATGTTAGTTCTTACCGTATTGTTTATATTGTACCTGGAACTGACCCACAAGACTAATTTTATATAAGGAGTAGTATAATGGACTATGATAAACTTATTGCTGACGCAGCAACTAAGCTTAATAATCTTGTTAATGGTATTATTGATACACTTGACAAGGCTGGTACGCCTGCAAACCCTGGTACAATTATCAGTGACATTACAGCTAAAGCTTTTCCTGAGAAAGATGGTGTTACTCAAGTAGATAAGCCAGACTGGGCTGACAGTGCTTTTGATACTGCAAGTGATGATGATCAATCGAACTATTTCTCAAGAGCATATAGTGTACTTGAAGCTAACCCTGATCTTGAAGCATTATATGATAAAGATCCGCAAATGCAGCTAGGTGAAGAACTATGGGATATTGATAATAAAAATCCAAACCCACGCTATAATACACTTAGGGACTTTATCAGTAAGCATAAGTTTAATGTTCCTGTAGATAGGTATAGTGGTAAACCTGACACAGAGTACTTAGCAAATGTACTGGCACTTATAAGTAATAAAGATAGTAAAGAGTCTACTAAAAATATTATCGATGGAATACAGGGAGTAATGTAATCAGTGTCAGTGATATAGCTGACTTGATATATAAACAATAAGGAGATAACTATGAGTAAGAAAACATTAGGAATTATTATCGGATGTAACACTGCTGTAACTACAGCTGCTGTTACCTGTGTATCATTGATCTGGCCGGATAAAGCACCGGTTATCAATGGTATCATCGAAGCTGTATCAGGCTGTATCAACGGTATCTGTCTCGTATTCCTTGAGAATAGTACGGTACAGAAGAAAAAGAAATAGGGGTAATGTATGAGCCAAAAGTCTAACTTTGAATTTATACATAAACTCTTGGGCTGTCTTGATATGATACAGAAGCATATAAATGAACCTGATGTAATTCAGAGTATTCTTAGTACAGTTTTACCGGATGATAATATCTTAGACTTCCCTGAGGTTAGAGAAGACTTAGGTATGGCTAATCTGGCTAGTGCTGTACCAGATAATGCGCTAAGAGATGAACATCTTGATAAAGCCATTAACAAAGCATCTGAGCAGGAACAAGCACTGAGAGAAGCTATGGGTACGGAGGGTAAAACAAATGAACCTGTTACAAAAGATACTGGCATGTCTGAGCAGGAACAAGAACTTAGAAACATTTTTGCAGCGCTTAAGGACGACCCGGGTGATAACCGATGGGAGGACTAGAGTGAAGTTCAAGATTGACTATATCCCTGAAGGTTCTAAGTGTGACACTGGCCGACCATTGGATATTGCTACTACAGTAACTATCCATTGGATCGGTCCATACCCGGAGCAGACACCAGAGCAGGTTCGCAAGTACTGGATTGATAGTAAGAGCGAAGCATCTGCTCATTTCATTATTAAGGATGATGAGTGCTTACAGTGCTGGCCAATCAGTAAAGCTGCCTGGCATGCTGGATGTCCTTCTGGTAACTATTCATCAATAGGCATTGAGGTAGTGCCAGAAGACAAAGAAGGAAGATTCAGTGATGCTTCAATAGCAACATTGAAAGCATTACTTGATAAATATTTTAAGGACTTGCCGTTGGTAAGACACTATGACTGGTCAGGTAAACGTTGTCCAGAGTACTATGTAGATGGTAATCACTGGCAAGAGTTGCTTGAAAAGTTAGGAAGAGGATAGGAGGAATTATGAGTAAAGTAATTCAGAATAAAGGTGGCATCGGTGTAGGTGCACCTTATGATATACCGGGTTACGAGTATGATCCGGTAACAGACAAGTTTAAGGATCTTGCCACAGGTAAGACCTTTGACAAAGATGGAAATGCAAAGCTCGAAGATAATAAAAGCTTTACAGTAGACACAAACGGCACGATCATTGTTAATCCTTCTGCTACTTATGATGGTATGAAGAAGGTAACACTGTCAGTAGAAGTAGCCGGCGGTGACCTTGAAGACAACAAGAATGCTACAATCGATGTATCAGCATACACAGACCCTGTAGAAGTTACTCCTACTCAAGGCAAAGACGGGATGAAGAAAGTAACAGTATCACTTTCAAATATCCCAGCTGGAGCAAATATGCTCTATGCTTGGGAGATGTCAAGTAATGTCGTATGCTATTTAGATGTTGGAGTTGCGACAACAACAGGTAATGATATAAAGATGCTTAATATACAACAAAATAGAAGTATTGTTATTAATTCGTTGTTATTCGAGGGTGATGTTTATGCTAAAGTATCAGATACTGAATTTACAGTTTCTTATGAAAGTAGTGGTGAAACAGTCACAGAGACATTTACTCGTGACCCAACAAAAGATGTGGAAGTTTGGAATGCTCCACCTGAAGTAGAAACCACAAAGCAAGCTACTATTGATGTGTCTACCTATGACCCTGCTAATAAACCTGTTATTACACCTACTGCAGGTAAACAGTCAATGGCAGAAGTAGAAATTACATTAAGCAACATTCCAAGTGGCGGTGGCGGTAATGTTTATTGTGCTTATGACGCTCCAATGTCAGATAGTGATATTGTTCCCGATGGTGAATATGTGGGTACTACAATTTTTGACCCCGACCTTGGAAATAGAATATTTACCATTATAGGTGATGGAGTAAAAACTGTTAAAGAACTTATGACGGAAATGGGGGGTAGTTCAGATTATTCTTGGACTTATTTCATAACTTGTACCAATGTTATTGTGAATGAACAAGAATATGCTTATGAAAAATTACATCTTTATTATGGTTATAGTGGTTAGTGATTAGAAGACAAAAACCTGTTCCTCCAAGAAAAAGGTTTGCCTGCATCGTGGTTCTCCTTGCCACGGTGCAGGTTTTTATTATTCCTTCAGCTCAGTACATGTAAACACCCCAGGATCACTAGTGCCACAGTATTCACAGTTCAGTCTTTTCATACTGGTATAAAGTGTTATTTCACAGTGCTTACATTCACAGGCATAAGATTTTTGTTCAGCATGCATGTAGTTACGTAATCTGGTACCTACTATAGTTCTCCAGTAATACATAGCATCAGCAAGATGATCTGCTTCATTACTGTGCATATTAGATACTCTATTATCAAATTGTATCATAGAGGGTGATCCTGATACCAACAATCAAATGCAAGTAGGAGTTGAGGGTATCTTTCCTCGAACCAGGCTCTTACCATAGCACACCACTGATGCATGTTGTCTGAGTCACCAGGACCACAGCGTCTCTGTATCATATACATCCACTGTCTGACATTGGTTGTGATAATAAGGTTAGTTGCTAAAGCATTCGGTAATACATCTCTTGCAGAGCTTGGTGGTTCACCAGCATTCAATAACTTATGATATACTATTTCAGCTTGTCTATAAGCATCAGACTTATCAACACAAGTAGTGTCTATAGGATGATTAGATAATGGATCAATGCACTCGATCTCATCAAACTTCTGATAGATGGTGCTTGACTGCTGAAATGCACAGTGTCTGTGTCGTACAAGAGCATGTGATACACCACGGTCAACAGTACACTTGAGTGTGATAATAGCATGCTCGAATGGAGTATGATGTCCACGTTTGATACAGTTCAATGCACGCTTGACACAAGCGTCAAGATCTCTTGAACTGTTATAACACTCACCAGCAATGTTTCCAACATAAGACAATAAGTCTTTTTCATTCAAGAACTGCAGGCCCATTTCTTCAATCTTCATCGGTATAAGTTTCATTTGCTACTCCATAATTTAAGAATAATATAAAGTATAAAA